TCCACGCCGATCAATGTCAGATCCGGGCACTCCTCCAGAAGCCGGAAATACGTTTTTCCGTACCAGACGCCCAGCTCGGCGCCGATTTTCCAACCGTGTTTCTTTATGAGGCTTTCGATATACATCCCGCGCCTGTCCGTGATATTCATGCGACGCCCCCGAAGAGATAGAGTTTCCCCCAGGCGCCGAAGTCGATCTCCGCTATGGGCGGCGCGCCATTCCATGCGATGAATTGCTCCCGCGCGATCCCCACGCCGACGACCTCTTTTTCCGGGCATTCGATGATGATGTTCCGGGCGATCCGCTTGGCCTCCCGGAAACATTGTTCTTGCACCGGGGCCAGGTGATGCCAGAGCCGAAGGGCAACGAGGAGGTCATACCGGCCATCCGCGAAGGGCCAGGGGAAGATCCGGGCATCATGCAAAACTGTTTTTCTGTCGCCCGAGAAATCCCATTCCCCGTCCGGTAGATCCATCCGGTCGCTGCCGAAGATGAGCCCAGCGCCGAAAGCGCCGATCTCCAGAACCGATTTCGCTCGCTTGACTTCAAGGGTTTTGATGATCTCAATCGCCCGCGCGTGATAGATCCAGCGTTCCCGGTAGCTGCGCCATTTCTCGTTGCCGCTCACGTTCGCCTCAAAAGTTTCAAAATCAAGATATTTCATTTTTCAACCCTCACATTCGGCACGGTCTCCCGCCCCAGGGCCGCCAGGATGGAACAACGGTTTTTCCCGTCCCTTACCAGGAATCGGGGGACACGATGCGGCATCATGTCCCCGAATATTGCGGGCCGCTCCGTCATGGTGATCGGCGGCCCCTCCTGGGGCAGATATCCCCGCGCTAAAATGCTTTCCAGGACCGGCAGGTGCAACCGATCGTATCGGCGTTCCGCCGCCTCCTGGACGATCTGGCGGTCCGCGAGTAGTTTGTCGGCGGGCATCGGGATCCCGCGCTCCTGATAAATCTCGCGGACGAAATTCTCTGTGGAAATCTCGTTTTTCCTGCTCTCGCTTGCGTAAATAGAGGCGCGAAACTCCGATATGATATTCCGGCAACGATCAGGGTGGCCCGCGAGATATTCGCGATATCCCAGGCAGAGCGGCCCGCCCAGCACGGCGATGTGCGGTTCGGTGCTGTAGTCGATCAGGCGGATGGGGATTTCTCTAAGCATTCAGCCATTCCTCCGTGTATTCCCCCAAAAGCTCCCGCGTGTAGCCGCTCATGGACCGGACAGGGCAGCAGCGCAGCAGATCAGCGATCCATCGCCAGCCCGCCTGGAAATGGGCGTAATGCCCCTCGTCGATCGGGACCCCCGCAAGGATGATCTTTTGATAGCCGAGGCGGAGGCCGACCTTCAGGCCGAGCATGGCGGATGAGCCGGAGTAATGATGTAGATTACGCGGATCGTCCGCCGCAAAACGGGGGCGGCAATCATAGTCGCATGTCGGCCCTGTCAGATCGGGCAGGACATGATCGACGCCGGAATGCTGTCGGTTGGAAAATGTCTCATAGTCCGTATTCAATCCGTTCAGTTGCCGCCGTTCCCGGATCGCGGCGAAGTCGTCCTCATGGCTGACATGATACGCAAGGCGCCGGATATTGAGAATCGCCGGGGATCCGGCGCCGATCAACATAATATCGAACCGCGCATGATCCGGGACAGCGGCCAGGTCGTAAAGAACGCATGGGGCGGAACCGGCGATAATCAGTTTATCCATTCAACCATTCCTCCGTCGGCGCACCGAGCAGTTCCTTCGTCCAGCCGGACATCGACCGGACCCGGCCATTCAAGAACTTCTTTTTCTGTTCCCAACCTGCGCGGAAGGTTTCATAGTTATCATTTTTGACGCTCTTGCCGGTCATGGGGCAACCGCACAGGACGATCCGGCGGTAGCCGAGTTTGACCGCGGCCTGCGCGCCCATGAGAGCCGATGATCCGGAGCATTCTCCGCCAAGCAGGGGCTCGATGATGTCAACACCCGGTTTCTGCTCGTGCGAAATCACGATGTAGTCCGTGTTCCCGCCGATGGATTCCCGGCGCGCCTTGATCTCCGGGATCTCGACCGGGTGGTAGGTCGCCATGTATTTGATCGGCCACGGATACTTGTTGACGGCGTCCAGCCCGATCGCCATGAAGTCCGCCCGGGTCTCGTCCATCGCCAGGACGGTGAGATCGTCGAGCACGCAGAGCGCGGCGCCGGTTATGATCAGGATGCTCTTCATTGGCTGTATGGATCTCCAATCTTCGTCCAGTAGGTCACCAGAAAAACGGCAGATGCCCCAACGGTCGTCGAACCATCTTCCGGGTAGGAGTCCGTTCCGCCGCCCTGGTAAACGATATTTTCCATGTACGGATTGAGATAAGTGACCGGCGATGCGGGACTGGTTACCAACCGCCGCCTATCCCATGCCGGAGAGGTGAAGCATTTGATCAGGTCGCCCAGGATGCGCTCGGAAATGACGGAAAGATTCTCCGCACCGAACACCGCGATTCCCTCGATTTTAACCGGCATTCTGTGGCGCGATTGGCCGTTGGCATTCTCCGCTGTCTCCACCTGCGGCCAGACCACCGTGCAGGGGAGATCATCCGGATCGATCTTTGGCCGGGCCCGCAGGACCGTTTCGCCGATGTCGGTCGCATAGGCCTGCGGTGAGCCGGTCGTCCGGATGACGGCGGCCCGCGCGATGAGCTCCAGGATGATCAATTCGCGAATGGTGTTCATAGTTTGCTCAGTTCGTAATTCAGTTCTTTGTCAACGGCCTTGTGAATACGGTCATCCGCCTTCGCCAGAACGGCGTTCATCACCGGATCGTCCCCCAGGATGTCCGGAATGCGGGAGCCGAAGAGCTGTTTCATCGGCAGGCGGTATTTTTTCGGCAATTTCCCGTAGGCGATTTTCTTCACAGGTCCTTTGGCGCCATGCCACTCCCGCCAGAAGACGCCCTTATGGCCGCTCTTCAAGGTCTGGATGAACGCCCCTTTGATTACGGAACGCGGATTTTTCTTCTTCACCTGGACGGAGACGCCCGCCTTGGTCTGCCGGGCGGAAAATTCAATCAGCGGCAGAGGGGGACCCGAGCTTGAGACCAGGCCGGAAAGTTGCGTCACGGTCGCCTTGACGGTCCGGAATGTCCCGTCCACGGCGCTTTTTTTAGCGGTTATGATGCTGCGGATCTCCGCCGAGGCGTCGGTCTTGACGCCGGCGAGCGTGTCGTTGATCGCCCGGCTCAGGACTTTCGGAACGACATCGTCAATTCCCCGCAGCATGGATTTGACATGGGCGACATCCGCCTCGTTGAACTTGATCTCGATCATGTCACCACCGCCTTGACGGTGAGGCCGTCGTTTTCAAGGATCGCCTGGACGGTGTAGATCGTGTCATCGGACGGGATATCGAGAGTGAAGGTCTCGCCGCGGTTCGGCTCCCTGGTCAATACCGAAAGAAGCGCCTCAATCGTCGTCCCCTGCTGCCAGACCTGCGTCTCGACGCCCGACGGCTGCAGCATCACATTGAAATCGATGAAAACCTTGCAGGGGATCGAATCGCCCGTTGCGGGTGTGAAAACGGCATCCTCCCCGGCGGCATCGAAGATCCCGGGAAGGGCTGCGGCGAATACGGCTCTAAGTCCCATGGATCTCGTTCCCCTTCTCGTCCCGGACGGGGTTTCCGGTCTCGTCCAGGACAGGTTCGGACGCTACGTTAAAAAGGACAGGCGGCGCCAGGCGGACCGGCTCCAGAATCGGCGATTTCATCGTCGGGTTGAAGTTCATTCGCTCACCCCGTTCACCCCGCTTGTGATGATGACGTTATAGGTTTTCCCGGTGTCGAAACTGGCCGGGGTGAAGCGAATCTCCTCCGCAAAGCAGGGGCCGAAGGTCTTCAAAAGCTCGGTCCCGGTCAAATCGAAACTCCCGTCCAGCGTCACGAACTCCCGGGCGCCGGGGGAGCGGATAGCCACGGCCAGACTCCCGGCGGAGGGCGTTGCGCTCACCTCCACCTCGATCTGGTGGTAGCAGAAATCTTTGGACGCGCCCAGAGCGACGATAAAGGCGCCGTCCGCCTGGGTCTTGTCGCTGACCACTTCATTGAAAAGAATCATGTTACACCTCGTGTTTCCTTGATTCTTGGGGACAGATTGAAATCTGTCCCCAAGAATTCCATTCGGCCCTCGCCCGGCCCGCCGCCGGAGAGATTAGGCAGTGGGCCGGGTCAATGAGAGGGCTCTGGGTTACGCTGTGATATTTGACATCAAATACCCGGCGCCGGTGAAGATGAACGCCTCGTCGATGTTGTGCCGCACCCGGTACACGTTCGACCGTTTCTGCTCCTCGCGGTACTGCTCCGTCACGAGGTTCTGGGGGCTGTCCGCCGTCCACAGGAAACTCCGCCCGAGGCACGGCTCGCGGAGATCCGGCCCGCCGGAAGATGTCTTCGCCAGCAGGACGTATTCGTCATCCCAGATATCGGCGAGACTGAAGGACTGGCCCTTTTTGGCCGAACTTCGGATCGCATCCCCGACGATGACCTTCCCGACGCCGAAATACTGCGCCAGCACGGACTTTTGCTGCTCTTCCCCGCCGATCTGGATCGGGTTGGTGTATTGCAGAACGTCTGTGATCTCCTTGATCATCATCGTGTTGCGGAACACCTTGTAGCTCATCGCCATAACGTTCGGGATGAGTCCGGAGGCCGCTCTCATGGCTGCCTTCGCGGTGTTCACGTCCGCCCTCGGGGTTGCCGTTGCCGCCGTGCTCCACTCGGTACCCACATCAGCCGTCCCGGTGATGTTGGAGGTGTTGAAAAGCGCATCGGCGATGCGTTTTTCCTGGCCGCGGAGCAGGGTATCGACCGCCCGCTTGACCGCCACTTCCTCGGCGTCGAAATACCGACGATAGAGGGCCGCCTCCAAGTCGTCCACGAGCTCCTCCCATCCGTATTCTTGGCAGGCATAGGTGCCGGTCTCAAACTTGTAGTCGCTCCGGTTGTAGTTGCCTCGCGAAGCCCTTGAGGTTTCCTGCAACTTGAGCAGGGATTCGATGGGGATGACCGGGTAGTCCGCCGACTGCTCCGGAACGTCAAAGATCGGAAGCAGTTCCAATCCGATAAAGCCGCGCTGGGATGCCTCCAACGCATATTCGTATGCGATGGCTCCCAAGTCGGCCCGTTGTAATGTCGTTGCACTGGTAGGTCTGGGCATTTGCTATTCCTCCTTTTCCTTTTTCTCGGGGAACATGATGCGGCATCGTGTCCCCCGTTTTGTTTACGAAGTCTTGATCTTCGTCTTGTATTCGATCCACAGGGCCGACATGTACATGGCGTTGGTCGTGTGGGCTGCGGGGGTCAGGCTGACCGACAGGGTCTGCGCGCCGGCCGGAACATCCGCGGCGGCGATGGTGATGATCTTCTCCGCCCAGGTGGCCGTCTGGTTGGTCTCGCCGGTATCCTCCACCAGCGTGTCGCCCTCGTTGAAATAGGCGTCGCAGGTGAAGCCGACCGCGTTGGTCGTCCCGGCGCTCTTGATCCGCGTATGGATCACGATATCCGCCGCATCATCGAGATCCGGGGGAAGCGGGATCTGGAAGATAACCGGGTCGTTGTTGCTGGCCGCCCAGGTGACCACCTGGCAGCCATCCAGCGGCGAGGCGGTGGCGGGGCCGAGGACCGGCGTGGTATCGCTGGCCAGGAGACCGCCGTTTGCGGCGATATTGCCGACCGCAAAGGCTGCGGCTTCCCGGAGAGTTGCCAGCGGAATCGGGATGAATCCCTGAACGCTGATCGCATTCTGATAGAGTTCCTGCAGGGCCGCTTCCACCGTTGCGGCGCTTGTGAAATTTCCGGCGTCGGCCTGGGAGACCGAATCCGCCGTCGTGGAGATCACCGTGAAATCGATGAACTCGATGATATCGCCGCTTGCGGTGGCCTCTTCGAGGGAGATGCCGATGGCGGTTCCGTCGGAGGTGTCCTTGACGCCGCCGGCTGCCGCCCCGTAAAGGATTGCGCCGACTGCGAGGGCTTCCGTTGCCACGCCTTCATGCGTGCCCGGATAGGTACGCAGTTTGACCGACAGCAAAGTGCCGTCCGCTGCCGCAAATTCCGCGATGCCGATATGCTGCTCCCCGGCGCCTGCGAGTTCAACCTGCACAGGGACCGTGGTCGATGCGGATGTGAGTTTCACCCGCGCCTTGTCGGTAATGGCCCCGTTTGCCGTAAATGTTCTGATTCCTTCGTTATACATGCTTATTCCTCCTTTTCCTGTTTTCTGGGGGACAGATTTGAAATCTGTTCCCGTTCCATTCCTATTCCTGTTTGGACTGGGGTTTCAGACTCGCAAGCCACGTCTCATGCAGTTTCGGGTTTTCCCTGGCGACGATCGACACCGCGGTTCCGCGCCCGACCTTCTTCTCGGAAATCACCTTTTCGACTTCGGCCATGAAATCCTTCTCCGCCGGTTTCGCGGGGAGAACCGGGGCCGCCGGCTGCGCCACACCGAGCGCTCCGTCCTCTTTCAGGGCCGCGTGGACCGCCAACCGTGTCGTCTTTTCCGCGGCGACCATCTTCATCGCCGCCTCCTGGCCGGTGGTCTTGCCGTCCGCAGCCAACTGATCGATCAGGGCTTCGTGCCCGGGGATGAGTTGCGCCCGAACATCCGCAATCCGCTGACGTTCCGCCGCCGCTCCCAGGGCCTTGCCCTCCTCGATCCCTGTCTGTTTCGCGGCGGTTGCGTGTTCCAGGCCAAAAGCCTTTCCTTCCGCCAAAACCGCTTCATACACGTCGGGATGTTTCGTCTTGAGTTCGTCTTTATTCACGATAGGTTCCTCCTTTGCTGAAAATTGCTGTCCTGCCGATACTTCGGCTGAATTGATGAGATCGGAAAACGCTTCCACACCGTCCACGAGCCCGACCTCCATTGCCTGTTTGCCGATAAAAATCTTGCCGTCCGCCATCGCGAGCGCCGCTTCCTGATCCACGCCGCGATTCCTGGCGATCGTGTTGACGAATGTCAAATAGAAATAATCAACTTGATCCTGTATAGTGGCCGCGCCCTCATCCGAAAGCGGTCGATGCGCGGAATAGACCCGCTTGTAACGGCCGCCGGTGATCTCCGTCCATTTCTCGCCCATCATCTCTTCTGACTTTGAATAATCTATATGAGTTGCAACGACGCCGATCGAGCCAACTAAGACCGTATCGCCGGAGATGTAGATCTCATCCGCTGCCGACGCGATCCAGTACGCCCCGGAGGTCATCGATCCGTCGGTATAAGCGATGATCGGCTTCTGCCCGCGCGCCTGGAAGATCGCCTCGCCCAGTTCCTCCGTACCGTCCAAGGTCCCGCCAGGGGAATCGACATCCAGCAGGATCGACTTCACCAGCGGGTCGTCAAGGGCCGCCTGGAACGCGATCCCGATCTGTTTCAGCGACGAGCCGCCGAAGAGGAATGAAAAGAAGGAGATCCCCTTCGTCAGGACGCCCTTCACCGGGATCACGGCGACGCCGTTCATCACCTGGTAGGCCTCCTCCTGCTTGTCGCCGCCCGGGATCAGGGCGACGCTGGCCTGCATCTCTTTCCAGTCGATCTTCGGGCCGCGCAGGTGGGCGCTGTAAATGTTCCGGATCTCCGCCATCTTCTCGGGGCAGATGGACCAGGGGCTTGTCAATATGTCGAGGAGTTTCATTCCTCGCCTCCTTCTTCGGGTTTATTCGGATCTGCCGGCGGTTGGGAGGATCCCGGACTAATAGCCGAAACCGGCGCGGGGGGCGCGGGCAGCAGATCGTTCTTTTTCAGCATCCGTTTCTCTTTGGCCATCTGCCGGACGTTCGCCTCAAAGTCACCGCCGGTCAGCAGCGCGGTCTCCTCATCCAGGGTGGAGAACATCCCATTTACCCTGTCCTTTGCCGCGTCGACATCTTTCTGCGGATCCACATAGCCGGGGCTATCGCCCACCCAGAGGGATCCGCAATAGGCCTTTCGGACGAGCGGGTCGGAGAAAAATCCGGGGGCGGCGATCCGACCGGAGGCGATGGCCTCATAGAGCCAGATCTCATAGATCGGCTGGCAGAATGTCGAGACGAGCCAGACCCGGCGGGAGCGGAAGAAACGCCAGGCCTCCAGGAGGGCGGCGCGGGACGCCGAGTAGCTGGATTGAAAATGCCGGATCAACACCTCGAAGGGGATTCCAAGCGCCGCGCCGATCTGCTCAAGTATCGATTTCACGAACGGATCAAAGGATGTGTTCGGGCGGCCGGGGTTCGCGCTTTCAATGCTTTCATTTTTTTTGAGGCCGACGATCGCGCCGTTGCCGAGTTTCATATCGTCGTCTGCGGCCGCCGCGCCGGTCTCGACACCCATCCCGGTCGTCACGTCGAATTCCAGCGCGCCGCTTTCCGACTTTACAAACACGGTGAACAGGCCGGAGACGACCGCCGCCATGAGTTCTGCCTCGGTGTAGCGGTCCAGTTGCTTGAGGGTCTCCATTACCGGCGCCAGGAACGGGACGCCGCGCGTCTGGCCGGGCCGGGTCATTTCGTAAAGATGCAGGACGTTGCGGAGGCCGATTTTCGCGCCGAAGGCGGGCACGACTTTCCAGGTTCCGCCGTCCCTCTTCCAGAACCGCGTCTGGCCGGGATGCTGGTTCATAACGTGATAGGCAATGGGCGCGCCTGTGGCGGGGTCCTTCTGCACGCCGGCGGTAAGTGTTTCCGTGTCCGATTTCCAATTTTCATTGCAGACCCGGTCCGCCTCGACGAGTTGGACTTTGAGAGAATAGGGAGAACCCTCCCGGTCAATTCGGGGAAGGAGGGCGAATACGTCGCCATTCTCCAGCGTCTGCCGGAAGGCGAGCGCCTGCAGGCCGAAGAAATTCAGCGTCCGGGAAATGTCGCACTCCTGAGACTCGGAGAAAAGACGCCACTCGCGTTCGGTATGATCTTCCCAGGCGTCGGCCGCGTCTTCGGTCAGATTGAGAAATTCGGAATCGACGCGGGATTGCAGTTTCAGGCCGGTGCCGACGACGTTGGCAATCGACGTTCCGACGGCGCCGACGGCGATCGGGGCGTTTCGGATCAGATCGCGGGAGCGCTCGCGGAGGAGCGGGAGGTCATACAGGATGTCGGCGTCGGCGTCGGCGTTTTGCGTGCTCCATTCTTTCAACGCCCGGCGCGTGCGGGATGCGCCGTTGAAAGAGCCGGAAAGGGACTCGAACGCCCGCGCCCGGATCCGGCGAGCCCCGCGAACGGGATCGAAGTAGTTGACGATCCGGTCGATGGTATTCATGAGGTCGGAGCCAGGTCTTTTTCTCTT